ACGCTGCAATCGCCGCCATAGCGGTCTGGGACGATGCAACCGCCGCCATAGCGGTCTGGGACGATGCAACGGCCGCCATAGCGGTCTGAGATGCCGCTACTGCGGACATGGCAGCCGACGACGATACCACAGCATTGAGCGCTGTACTGTTTGCGATGATCGCCGCCATAGCGGTCGAGGACGACGCAATCGCCGCCATGTCGGCATAGTCCGCCGGATTCAAACCGGCCAGCTTCGCCGCGGCCTTGCCCATAACTGCGCTGGTCGCTCCCGTAAGGGTAGCCCAGGCTGTTTCGTTTGCCTTGACAGCTTCAACCGCAACCGCGCTCTCGTAGACTGCGGCCACAGCCACATAGGACGAAGCTACCGCGTTCATCGCTACATGAGAAGTCACCACCGTATTGAACGCTGCGGTGTTTGCAATGACCGCCGTCATAGCAGTTTCGCTTGCAGCTACCGCGTTCATCGCAAGCTGAGAGGTTACAACAGCGTTAAGCGCCGTCACATTGCCGATGACAGCCGCCATCGCAGTCTCGCTTGCGGCAACAGCATTGAGTGCAACCTGAGAAGTTACAACAGCGTTAAGCGCCGTCGCGTTGCTGACTACAGCCGCCATTGCAGTCTCACTTGCAGCCACGGCAGTCATCGCGGTTTCGCTTGCGGCAACAGCCGCAATGTCCGTGTAGGCAGCACAGCTCTGTCCCGCCAGAGTTGCAATCCATTTTCCGGCGCTTACCGCGCCTGCGCCTGCGGCACGGGCCATAACTGGATCGTGCAGGATTTCCAGACAGCGAGCGCTGTCCGCATACATCGCGTCCTGACTTTCCGCTCCCGCCTCGTAAATACTGCCCAGAAACGTCTGTACCGCATTTTCGATATACGGCGAGGCCGCAAGCAGCGCATACAGCTCCTGTGCGTTCTTGTCCGGTGTTTCCGGCTCGTAGCCGAGCACGACAGCAACGCCGCCTGCATTGCTCACA